TCCCGAAGTCCCACGCATACGTCAGGTTGTACGGGTTGGCCATCGTGGCCCGGAAGGACATCACGGCGCCGGCCTGCGTGTGCGTGATGTCCGTGACATCGGGGCCTAGGCCGGTGTACGCGATCTGGTACGACCACGTGCCCGTCGCGTTGCGCGTGGTGATCGTGGCCGTGTAGCTGCCGGCAGGGATCACGCGCAGCGGGCTGGCCTCGGTGGATGTCGTCCCGTTCCCGAAGTCCCAGCTGTAGCTTGTCGGGGCCGATCCGACTGGCGTGCCCGCGCTGAACTGCACCTGATCGCCGACTTGGACAGCCGACACGCCAGACATGACGGGGCCGACGATGTTGATCGGCTGCGTGACGGTGGACTCGCCCGCTGCGTTGCGGACGGTGCAGTAGACAGTCTGGGCGCCTTGGGGCAGGGCCAGCCAGACATCGCCACCAGCTGCCGATGGCCCGCCCACCATGCCCATCGTGATGGACTCGGCATAGCCCGTGATGGCCGGCGCCCACAGGTGCACGTACTCGCCCGACTGGGCTGCGCTGAAGCCAGAGACACGCGGGTAGACAAGCGGGTAGACGTAGAACTGCGTGGACACCCAGCGCCGGCTCGCGCTGTTGTAGAACGGGTTGAAGTCTGGCTCTAGGGCGAACGGGACGACACGGGATCCGCCGCGCATCGTCAGGTGTTGGTTGTCGCCGCTGAACATCAGGGCGCCGTTCTCGGTGTAGCCGGGCACGTCCTCGTCCCAGCTGGGCGCTTGGATGCTGTTGACGCCACCACGGAAGCACGCAGCCGCGAACGTCAGCCCGTGCCCAAGCCACGGATCGTCGGGCGTCCCAGACACGCCGATAGGGCCTGCGTCGATGCCGGCGCCCTCGTTCCGCCACGTGCCCGTGGGGATGCCGGCGCCCGGTGCTACCGATCCAGGATCGATGAAGATGGCGTGGTAGGCGAACTTCGTATTGGTGCTGAAGCGGATAGCCGGCTGTCCACCGTAGTACGTGCCCACGCAGATGGCAGACGACGGATCGCCGTCGCCGTTGCTGGCGATCGTGTTGCAGCCGTCCACGCTGATGTACGTTCCGGCGTTGTACGCGAAGGCTTGGACGATCAGGATGTCGCCCGGCCGGCCGAAGCTCCCCAGCGATCCACCGCTGTCGGTGAACGCCTGCGCCGTGGACGCGCCCCAGAACTTGCTGCTCCACAGTCGCCCCGTGACGCGGGGCGTGATGACTTGCCCGTCTACGGACACGCTAGTAGCCCTTGATCCGGCTGATCTTCAGCCCGCCGTTCGCCACGCCCGTTCTGCGCATGGCGTTGATCACGGCACGCTCGATCGCGTAGCTGTCCGACATGGCCGTGATGTTGATCGTGATGGCGCCCGATCGGCTGGCGCCGGCCGATGCGGCCCGGTTGACGGGCGGGCTGTAGCCGGGCTGCACGGGGCCTGACTTCCAACCTAGGAAGTCCTTGGCCCAGCCGGGCAGCGCAGCGGACAGGGCGTTGGCGATGTCCTGCGCCAGCCCTGCCAGCCCGTCGATGATCCCGCCCGCGATGGCTTGCCCGATCTTCAGGGCCTCGGCGCCCAGATCCGCGGCTGCGTCAGTCAGGGCCGTCAGCACGTCGCCCATCACCTTGTCGATGTCGATCTCGAAGAACCGGAACACGCGCCGGATCGCAGACGTGACGGCATCGGTGGCCGTGCGCAGGGGCAGCAGGAAGGCGTCGATGGCGTTGCGGATCAGCACGGCGCCTGCGTCGATGGCGCCCGGGATGTCCTCTTCGAACGCCTTGCTGAATACCAGCGCCACGTCGCGCACGATGCCGATCAGGAGATCGATGGGCATCGTGGCCAGCCGCACGGCGCCGTTCAGGGCGTCGAATACCAGCTGGGTAGCGCCCAGCTGTTCGTCCAGCTTCGCCAGCCCGTCCAGCAGCGGATCGATCTCGCGCACGAACGCCCGCCATGCCGGCCGGGCTTCGTCCTCTAGGAACGTGGTAACGCTGTCCAGCGCAGCGATGATCGGCTGCGTCAGGGGCCGGATGTCCATGTTCTTGGGCAGGAACACTTGCGCCAGCGCCACGCCGATGTCACCGATGGCCCGTTCGATCGCGGCTGACTGGCCTTCCCAGCTGTTGCGTACCTCGCGGGCCTGCGCAGCTGCGTTGCGGCCGGCCTCGCGCACGGCTTCCATGCCCTTCAGTCCCTCGGTGCCCAGCGTGCGCGCAGCCTTGGACGATCCATCGAAGGCGCCCTGCACCAGCTTCAGCGCGGCCGACAAGTCGATGCCCTTGGCAGCTGCCACGTCGGTGGCCACCGCCAGGATCGTCTGCGCCTTGCGTGCATCTTCGAAGCGGGGCAGCAGGCCAGCCATCGCGTTCGACAGATCCACGTCCGACACGGACGTGGCTGTCTCCATCTTCTGGATCCACTCGGCCATCTTCGGCACGGGTAGCTCGACGCCCGCCGTGCGCATCGCCGCAGCCATCTTGTTCGTGGCGGCTTCCAGCGCCAGCGCGTCCTGCACGCCCGTCTGCAGGAAGTCGAATGCGGCCTTCCCAGCGTTGATCGCCAGATCGATGGCCATCGTGTTCAGCCGGGCGCCCACGTCGGCACCCAGGGCCTTGATCCGCCCGCTGAACGTGGTAGCCGTGGCCTGCAGCGTGCCTAGGGCCTTGGCGCTGTTCCCGATGTCCGTTACCAGCTTCAGCCGAAGCTCTCGATCGGTGGCCACTAGATGCTCTCCAGCGCGTCTGCTAGGGCTTCGCTGTACCTGTCACCGATGTCAGGGCTGAGATCCCGGATCGTGGGCCACAGGGCGTACCCAGTCTGCCCCAGATGCGGGAGGAACTGCATCGTGCGATCGCGTGCCCGCCCGCCGAACTCCATGCCCCAGATGAGATCGCCCACCGTCTGGCGGCTGCTGCCCTTCCTGATGCGCTTGGTGCCGCCCATCTTGATCACGGGCACGCGATCGCGTGCGGCCTTGATCGTGGGCGCCACGTAGATGCCGTAGCCACGGTTGGCCACGCCACGCGCCCGGGCCTGCGCGATGGGCACCACGTCATTCGCGATCCCCTGCGCAGCGTCCCGCAGCTTGATCGTCTCTTGCTTGGGCAGCTTGCGCAGGGCTTGGTTCAGCCCGGCCACGCTGTTGAACGTCGTGGATCTCATCGGCGCCGTGCCCTTGCCATGCGCTGCGCCCGCTGTTCTGCGCGCAGCACGTCTGCCATCGCCCGGACATCGCGCAGGGTATGGGCGCGGACTTCCTGCATCGTCCAGCCGAACGCGCGGGCCAGCTGGGCCACGCTCATGGCGCGCTCGGCTGCGGCCTGTCCTGTTCTACGTCACCGAAGGCTACGCGATCGGACAGCTGCCGCAGCGTCATGCTGGCGTACTCGCTGCGGGGCCGGCCTTCGATGGCAGCGATGATGGCCACGTAGAGCGCAGCCATGCTGGGCGCTTCGCCCCATCGCCCCACCGGAAGGCCGATCTCTAGCTCGATCTTCTCGACTTCGGAGATCGGCAGATCCAGGATCGAATGTGTCTGCGTCACGGGTTGACGACTGGCAGCGTGTCGTACGTGATCGCGGACAGGACGGCCAGCGTGAGATCGTCCTCGACACGCTCACCAGCCACGAACTTGCCCCACGGCAGGTTGCTGTACTTGACGGTGGCTTGGATGCCCTTGGTGTCCGACTCGTTCAGCTTCAGCAGCAGATCGCCCTCTTCGTTCAGGTGCGGCTGCAGGGCGTCGTATAGCTCGGGACTCCACAGGGTAGACAGCACGATGCTGTCAGTCACCTTCCCGATCTCGGTGGCCCCGGGATTGCAGAACGTGGCCACGTCGATCGTCTCGGCCTCGCTGCCGATGTCCACGGCGTTGACGTAGCAGGACAGATCCACCACGGTATCTGCGCCCGTCCCGCCAGCTGGCGGGAACGCGATCGTGATGGTGGGCTTGCGCGGGATCAATGGACCGGCCATAGCTACCTCCCTAGATGTACGCGATGAGATCGATCGAAGCCGTCAGGTACTCCACCGAACCGACTTCCTGCGTCGTGCCGATGTCAGCCACGTTCGTCCACGTCAGCCATTCGATGCCACGGACGCACGCCACGATCACGTCCATCATCTCGTCCAGCAGATCCATGGCGTCAGGGCTGGCCCGTTGGACGAACGCGACGATGCGTAGCCGAAGCTCGTACTGGCAGTACGTGGACGGGCTGCGGTATGGACTGCCCGGGGCCACCACGACGCCCGGGGCCGTGACAGTCTCGGGCGGCTGCGGGAACACGGCCACGGACGGCCCCAAGGCCGTGCCCAGCCGTTGCGCGATGACTTGGCGGGCCTCGGCTGCGCCCGTGATCACGCGATGCCCCACGACGTGCGATGGCCCACTAGGTGCATCTCGGCTTCTGGGATGTCCGACTTCACGTAGACGGCCAGATCGCCCAGCCCGCCGGCCACGCCGAACGGGACATCGGCCGATCGCAGGAAGCGGGCAGCTGCCACCAGCGTGGCCTGCCGGATGCCGATCGGCTGCGGGACGTAGCGGGTAGCGATGGGATCATCCACGGGCGTCAGATCGGCTTCGCCCGTCATCACGTAGTCAACCCAGCGGGACGCCATCAGCAGGGCTGCGGACAGCCGGGCGTCGGATGCCTGCAGGCCCGTGACAGCTGCCAGCGCGTCAGGCTGGGCATAGATGTCGTGGACGGATCCAGGATCCTCCACGGGCGGCTGGGACTCGGCCTCGGACGCGATGTAGACAAGATGCGGATGTCCATCGGCCCCGGGTACTTCGTCATGCACGCGCATGACTTGCCCGTGATCGATCCACGTGGCCAGATCCGACGGCCACACGTCATTACCGCTCGCCGTCGTCATCTTGCCCAGACTGCCGCCCTTGTCGTACCACGTGGCCGTGTGCCCGTAGCCGCGAAGCGCAGCCAAGTCTGGGATGACAGCGCCACCGGGGCCGGGCGTCGTGGCCAGCGCCGGCTTCAGCCAGTGATCCTCACCAGTCGGAAGCGTGATCGAAGGGCGCACCCGGACGAACGATCCACCGTAGAGATCGATCTCGAGTGCGCCCTCGGATACAGCCATCGCTTAGGGCGTCGGCAGGGTAGCCGTCAGGACGACGATACCGGCCGGCCGGAACAGGACAGGAACGCCGAAGCCGTAGATGGCGATGTCACGGCCCAGCTTGGCGACGTTCAGCGACTCGATCGTGCGCGGGCCATCCTCGGCCCACTTGCCCGTCAGGCCGTTGCTGATCACCATCTTGCCCTGCGGCAGCTGGCGGGCCTGCCGGATCACCAGCCCGCTGATGCTGATGGCCAGCGTGCTGGCCTGCGCCGTGCCGCCCACGTTCTGCGTGCCGTAGGCGCCCGGCCACAGGCCCTCGGTGGCCCCAAGGGCTTGGAACACGTCAGGGGCCGCAAGGACGAACGATGCCGGCTCGCCTGTCTCGGCTTCCACCTTCGTGGATGCCCCGAACAGCGCAGCCAGCAGCGCCCCGACAGCCGTGTCCTTCGTGCTGATGTCCACGGTGCCAGCCATCGGCCCCGTCGCGGCCGTCGTGGTGACGGCTGCAGCCATGATGTTCTCGGTGGCGATGGCGTACTGCCGTGCGTACTCAGCCAGCAGCAGATCGCGGAAGGCCGGTTCGCTGCGCTCCAACAGCTGCAGGCTGTTGTCGCTGCCGCCCGCGTATGTCTCCAGCGTGGCGTTCGCGCTCTTGTACTTCACCTTCCCGCTGTCGATCTCGGCCTTCTCAGCGGACTGCTTCGCCACGCCGAAGTCGGAAGTCGGATCGAACACCGGCCATTGCATCGTCATGCCCTTGTCGGGCGCCGGCATGATGCCGAAGGCGTTGACGATGGGACGGCCCCACGCGATGGGGCCGACGATGCGCCCAAGCCATTGCGGACGATCCAGGGCCGCGTTGTCCGGGTGCAGCACGTTGTCCGCAAGCGCCCGGTGAAGCTCGGTAGCGACAGCCGGATCGTTCGCAGCCGCGAGGAACGCATCGCCTGCGCTGTCGTACCGTGACAGCAGCCCGTCGCTGGGCGCCGGCCGGCCGTAGGCTGCGTTGGCAGCGATGCGGGCGATCGTCTCTTCGAAGGAAGCCATGCGGGCCAGCAGGGCGTCTGGCACCGGCTCTGGATCGGGCGTCGGGATCGGCTCTGGTTCGTCCATGATCTCACCTCGTACAGCTAACACTTCCGCCCCGGCATAGGCGCCGGCCGGTAGGATCGCCACTCTCTTCAGATCCGCCTTCACGCGTTCTAGGACGCCATCGGGGCGCAGCTTGGTAGACGTGGCCCGGAACACGACGCTAGCCCGGCGCAGGACGCCATCGCGTACCAGCGTCAGCAGATCGTTGCCGTCCGACGTGTCGCTGATGCGGGCACGCAGGACAGGCCCCGTGCCGTCGTCAGCCCACGCCTGCCCACGCCCGACGATGGCCCCGTCGTGTCGCTGGGACTCGATCAGGACGGATCCAGGATCGGTGCCCGCGAAGGCCCCGCGCCGGAAGGCTTCGCGGCCCTGCGGCGTGACGGCTACCTCATCCCACGCCATCAGACGCACCAGCACGGTGCGCCCATCGCCATCGGCCTCGGCTCGTTCTAGCTCGAGATCCGCATCGGCTGTCACGTCCTGCGGGATCATGGTGGGCTGGCGTCTGCTCATGCCACGGGTACCTCGGACTTGGCCACGATGGTGGCGTCGGTGACGACGTTAGGCGCCGGATCGTAGGCGGGCTGGCGTGTCGGTGGCGTCGGGGCCATACCTTCCAGCGCCCGGATCTCTTCGGCCGACATGATGCCCGACGTGATCGCCTGCCCGTAGACGCTGTAGCGCGTGGCCACGTCGGCCCGCAGCAGCTCGGACAGGCTGAAGCGCACGGCCTTGGTACGGGGCACGATCGCGGACAGGGCAGCTTCCACCGGGCCTAGGTACTTGGGCACGATCGTCATCTTCGCCAGCAGGGCCACTACAGCGGCCACGTTGGCGTACGTGATGGACGCGCCCGATGTCTCAGCCAGTAGCAGCGGCGCCGGGATGCCCAGCAGCCGCGCCACGACGGTGGCCCCATAGCCCCTCGCTTCCTGCAGCTGCATGGACTGCGGATCCCGATCCGGGAACACGGCTTCGATGCCACCGGACAGCACGGCCGGCTCGCCCGTCAGCGCGCTGTCGGCCCGGCTGTTCGCCCAGCTGGCCTTCAGGGCCTTGGCTTCGTCCTGCGTCATCCGGTTGGCCACGCGCAGCACCGTCGTGGGCACGCCACCGGATCCGAAGGACAGGGCCGCGAACTCTTCGGCTGCAGCCACCGTGGCCAGATACGGCAGGGCGTCCCGCAGGACGGATCGGCCGTGGAGCTCGCCCGGGCGCCGGTTGATCGCGACGTGCCAGATGTCCTGCCCGTGCACCAGCGTGCGCCCACGCCATTCGTAGACGGGTTGGAAGCGCCGATCGTCCCAGCCGATCCCTACCTCGTCATGCGGCAGGACGATGGCGTGGGACGGGTAGCCTTCCAGCCATTCGCCCAGCAGCAGGAAGGCTTCGGCCTCGGTGACAAGCTCCAGCAGCAGCATGGACAGCCAGTCCTGCCGCGTGCGGAACGGATCGGGCTGGCGGATGAAGCGCGGCTGGATCGGGCTAGCAGCGCCGTCCGTGTATTCGATGGGCGCGAAGCTCGCCCCGATCGTCGTGATGAGATCGATGCCTCGCGCCACCGGCGGCAGCGCGAGCGCATCGCGGAGGAGGAAGGACGCAGCCCGATCTCGGATAGCTGCCGCGATCGCGTCCTCGATCGGCCCGGTGACGACTTCGGCCCGTTCGAAGGATCCAGGATCAGACGGGAACAGCCAATCGAAGATGCGGCCCACGCCCGGAGTCTAGCGGGCGCTTGCGGGCTTGCGCAAGTGACAAGGCTTGCACAGGGCTTGGACGTTCGCCGCGTCGTGCGCCAGATCGGGACGATCGCGGATCGGGATGATGTGATCGGCCTCGAGATCCGCCGGCCGGAAGGGCCGGCCGCAGGCTTCGCACACGCCAGCTGCCCGCACGGCCTTACTCAGCTTCGCCCACTTCGCCTTGCTGCGGGCCTTGCGCGATGCGCTGGCGCAGCCCCAGCAGCGCCCGCCCGTGCCCACCGGGATCAGCCGATGACAGACGATGCAGGGCGTTCTCACCAGATGGCCGGCCCCACGTCCTCGGCCGTGCGGGCGGCTTCGCGGGCCAGGATCGCCGCGATGGCCAAGTCGATCCACTGCGGCTTGCGGGCGTCCTTCACGATCACGTCGCCCACGGGCGTCTGCTTGGCGATGGCTGAGATCACGTGTGCGCGTAGGTTGGCGTCGCCGTCCCAGATCATCTGCCCGGTGACGACGGCCGTACGGAACGCGTCGGTAGCCGGCGCCATGCGCCCGGCTTGGTTGGTGGCGTACTCGACGATGCGATCCTCACCGAAGGCGTCCGCTAGCTCGCTGAATGTCTCGCGCCAGTAGAACGGATCGTAGTAGCAGGCGATGACGTTGTAGCGTTCGAAGGCTGTCTCGATCGCCAGCCGCACGTCGCGCCGTGGGACGCGCCAGCTGCCCCGGGCGTCCTTGGGGCGTTCCCAGTAGCCCAGCACGCACAGGCGTGCGGATGCCGGCTCGTAGGCCACCAGCGCCGTGGTATCGCCGCCCACCGATCCATCGAAGCCCAGCGTGATCGTGGCGCCGGCCGGTGGCGGGCCGGCCTCGGACGGCAGGGCGTCCCACTCTTCGATGCTGATCCACGCGCTCTCGTGCTGCGTCCACAGGCCCAGACGCATCTGCCCGAAGCGGGACAGGGGCATCGTCGCGTAGTCGTTCGCGATCGCCTTGGGATCCACCAGCCGGCCGACAGCCGGGTTCGCTTGCTTCCACGTCGATGGCTTGCCCGGATCGGATCCAGGATCGGCGCTGTACTCGATGTAACGCACGGCCTTCGGTGGCGTGTCGCTGCGGCTGCGCTCGCGCATCGCGTACATCAGGTTAGGCTCGGCCCCGTCCATCGTGCCGATGCC